ACTGTTAAAATTGCACCAGATCTTACCGCATTACCATCGTTATTTTCTACACGAATAAAATAAACACCATCTGTTGCCAGTGTAAAATTAGCTGTAATAGATGTAGCGCTTGTAAATGTTATGCTATTTGCTGCCGTAATAGCTCCCGTAGAAGAGATAGCTTCTACTTGTGGGACCGATACAAAGTTTGTACCAGCTATGACAACATTAGTAGCCGTATTAGGTATTGTGCTTGGCGTTACACCAGTAACTGTTGGTTTAGTTTCTCCAACGTTTACAGAGCCGCCAAGAGCTACAGCTGATCCGTTTATCGTTATTGCACCGCTACCTGTTAAACGGGCATTTGCTACAGTGCCAGATGCAACATTACTACCATTTAAAGCTGTAAGAGATGCACCAGAACCAGATAAAGTTGCTCCTGCTGTTACCGTTACAGTGTCGCCGTTTTCACCAATAGTGATCGAACTACCGTTACGTTTTTTTATGGCATTTACTTTTATCTCTGACATTATCTCGCCGTTGCTACTACGTTATTTGACGCTACCAAAGGATGTTCTGCGAATGCCCAAAAAATATGATTTTCATCATAACCATTGCTATCACCATCATTACTTCTGAATTTAAAACCATTTGAAAGAATATCTATTTGATTGTTAGTTTGTTCGGCATGAGTGCCGTTTGGTCTTAAACTTCTATCCGTTAAGTTAATTCCTGGTCTTTTATTGTCATACATACGCCAGTTTTGTGTTCTTTCTGTATTTTTTAAAATAATAAAAGCAGGTTTAAAACCAGTGTAAACAAATGTCCCATCAGCAATGTTGTTGCCATTATAATTACCAAACTTACTGTATCCTTGTTTTTCGCAAAAAAAATATCCAACATACGTTGCACCACTTCCATTTACTGCGCCTGCGTCTCCTAAAGTTGCTACAGTAGAAGTTGGAGTTGTATCATTCCATCTGTCAACTGAATCTGTTCTAGCTCCATCTCCATTTAAATTTATATAATCTGTTTTTGGATCTGCAGATATTTTATGATGATATACAGCCCAACTATCAGAGCCACTTCTTTTTTTTACAATCATTAAATGTGGTACTGCACCTAATCCATGACCAATAGTTGCACCAGCTGTTCCATTACCTGTCCATCTAACAATGCTAAATCCTGATGTAGTGTTTTCACTTGATCTAGATAAAATTGATCCATCAAAATTGGTAGAACCAAAAGTTGCATTTTGATCTGCTTGACCACCCATGCCAGAGTGATAATGACAAAAGTAATAAAGTGTAGTTGTATTTTGTACATTTAAAATAATTTGTCTTGTCGTTGCAGCATTAAAACCAGACACATAAGCTGATTCTGTAACAGTAGAACCATCAAGTTTATAAGTAACGCCTGTAGAATAAACTGTGCCGCCTCCATGCGTTCCATTCGAAGTGGTACTAAATTTCATGGGGTGCCCATCTACACTGCTATCAGATAAATCAAATGTATAAGTTCCGCCTGATTGTAGTTCTAGTGTGACTGCACTTTGTGCAAAAGTTGCTGTATTAGTAGAGTTTCTAAATCTGTATTTGTTACCACCATCAGATACAACTACAACTCTATATGTTTTTGAAGGTGTTGCTCCACCAGCAGCCCATTGCCAAGCAACTATACCGTTGCCATTACCATTAACTGATGGATCTGTTCTAACAGTAAAACCATCTGTATCAAAAGATGTTAATCTTGTCGATGTTGTACCTTCTGCATTTGTATTATTTGTACCTTCAAGTTTTTTTGTTACTCCTCTAGCAGAGTCCAGAACGTTATGACTGTTTGTTGTTGATCTGTTTTTAAACCAAATCCAATCTGGTCGTAGATTAGAATTACCATCATTAGTTATTGCTCTATTATCATTACCATCACCAGTAAAAGTTTTAGTTTGAAAATGTGCTGAAGGATCGTTTATTGTTGTGTATGCCATAATATTATCCGTATGTGTTTAAGTTTTTAGTGCAAATTGCAAAGTACCCTGATGGCACTGCATATTCAAAGTTTCCATGACCCGCAGCATCTGCGTTACCGCTTGCTATTGCAAAAGGTGGATTGCCAAAATTTAGTTGCGTGGTGTGTCCTCTGGATGACGAACCATCTGTTATGTATGGAAAGTAAAATTCACCAGATGAAGTAGCACTTGTTATTGTTCCTTGAGATGCACCATTTTTAAAAAAAGTTACTTCATTATCGTCCATATTTAAAGCTACACCAATTATATCATTATCTGTTGCTGTTGCTCCATAACTGCTTTGACTTCCATTAATTCTTTTTTTACCACTATCTATTTCATAAACAGCATAGTTTCCACTTGATACCCAAGTTGAGAGTTGTGCATCAGATTGAGCAACTCCAAGTACCTGTGGGGGGTCGCCTCCTGCATGAGAAATTAACTTAAATTCAAAATACCATTTTCCATTTTGAACTCCTATAGTTCCTCTAGCACCATCTTTATTTCCATTGGTACAAGTAATTTCACAATTACCTTTTGCAAAAGTAACTGTACCAGAATCTAAAGGATTCATAGTAACAAAATTATTACTAGCTGTATCAGTTGTTTGAGCATTTGTTCCTGCTCCACTAACAGTTAAATTGTTGCTTTGACCGCTCGTGTCTGCTCCTAGTGAACCAGCATTTTCAAATTGTAATCTAAATCCATTATTTCCATACGATACACCTGTTAAATCTACTTTTGGTTTCCATTCTCCTGTTGTAGAATCTGTTTCTCCAAACGATGTTGGAGCATAAGAGTAATTATCACAATAATTAAAGTCAGTTAAATATCCATCTAAACTGTTTGAATTATATTGCGATGAATATGGGCTTGTTGCTACTTGAAAATTACTAGTTATCGGTATGTCATAACCTGATGGTAGGTTTGTTCTACTTGAAAAAGATGTTAGTTGAGTGCCATTTACATAAATTCTTAATCTATCATCAGCAGTACTTTCGTTTGTATTTACTCTAACAGTAAAATGATACCAAGAACTAGGGTCTCTAAAAAATGCATTTGACTGAAGTTGTCCAGTTGTACTATTAGAATCGTATATTTGAAGAATAACACAACCATTGGTTGCAAATCTAAAACCTATCCAGTTACTATCATCAACTCTCATTGACCAGATGTATCTGTCATTACCTTCACGACACACTTTAACCCATGTTGATACAGTAAATTGTCTTTGAGAACTTGGTGATGAATTTGTTTTTTGTAAATATGTTCCCATTATGGATCAAACCTCATACTATTTTGTTGTCCTACAGTTATTGCTATACTAAATGCTCTGGCGGCCGTTTGGCCCTCTGCATCTGTAGCCGTTACCGTAAAGTTATACGTCGTAGCACTCGTTGCACCTGACTCTGTTCCTGTTATTGTAGCAGAACCTGCACCAGTATTCAAAGATAATCCTCCAGGTAAAGCACCTGATGTAATTGCAAATGATGCTGCATCAGTTGCTGAAATTGTAATTGTTCCAACATTCGATCCCGCTGCGAAAGTGCCTAGACTTCCAGCAGATGTCGTCCATGCTGGTGCGTCAGATACGGTCAGTAATGCTGACCCACTACGAACTGCATTACCATCATTGTTTTCTATTCTAATAAAATATGTACCATCAGTTGCTAATGTAAAGTTGGCAACTAATTGAGACGCACTTGTAAAAGTAATTGAGTTTGCTGACGTTATAACGCCCGTTGAATTTATTGCCTCTACTATTGGCACTGATATAAAATTCGATCCGTTGATAGTTACATTGGTTGCATCGTTTGTTATGACGGTTGGGCTAATAGAAGAGATGGTTGGTTTTGTCTCACCAACTGTAACTGATCCACCAAGTGAGACAGCTGAACCATTTATTGTAATCGCAGAGTTAGCTAATGACGAATTAGGAACTGCTGACAAACGAGCTGTTGGAACAGTGCCTGATGTTAGTGAGGCTGCAGTAATACCTGGTGTAATAGTTACTGTATCACCACCTTCACCAATTGTGATTGTCGATCCTGAATTTTTTTTGATCGTGTTTACTTTAATCTCTGATGTCATGTTAATTCTTTCCAAGAAGTTGAAGAATCATCCCAATAATAAGTCTTACCATCATCTGGTTTTGCAATTGGTGCTTCCCATTTACAAGTATCTTCATTTAATTTCCATGAAGAAAAAGGTTGAGGTGCTATAAAGGCATCTTTAACATCATCATATTTAAAACCAATACCAGCAAAATTTTTTCTAAAATTACCATTGTAAGAAGTTTGTATCCAAACATCTCTTGATCCATATAAATTATTTAAAAAATCTACTCCAGCTTGTTCAGATGTTGCTACATCATTATGAACAACAACTACTGTTTCAACTATATTTCCTACTTTTAATTTTGCAAAATGAGCCATAAATTATTAAGCTGTGTAAGAGCCACTCCCTGTAAATGTTAATATTGTATCTGAACCAGATGTTGAAACTGTAGGTGAACCAGTTGTTGTTCCAGAATAATTAGCAGTTGCCATTCTTAAAATAACTACACCAGAACCACCTTGACCACCATCTGCAGCTCCACCTCCTCCAGTATTAGCAACTCCATTAATAGCTGATGCACCGCCTCCGCCACCAGTTACATTAGCTGATCTTGCTGCTGAGCCAGGTGAAACTTGATAGTATGCACTTCCACCAGATGCTCTTGTAACAGATGAACCAGTAATAGATGATGCTAAACCCGCACCACCTTTACCACCATTGGGGAGTCCTTGACCAGCACCATAGCCATTATTTCCATTTGCAGAGGCACCGCCCCCACCACCATTATTTCCACCACCATCAAATCCTTGCCCAGCTGTTCCAGATCCACCATTACTATTATTTTCTGCGGCTCCACCCCCAGATCCACCATTCCCACCAGAACCAGTTGAGCCATTAGCACCCAATCCACCACCTAAAGAAGTTATAGTTGTAATTCCAGAACCAGAAATAGAACTATCGACACCATTTCCAGATGTACCACCAGCACCAACTGTAATTGTGTATGTTGCGTCTGATAATGTTAAAGAACTTTCAGATGAAGAATTTCTACCAGAAGTTTCTGAGCCAAAAGAATTTCTATACCCCCCAGCACCACCTCCTCCTGGAGCCGATACTTGACCATATCCCCCTCCACCAATAACTAAAAAATCTATATTATATGCTGGAAAGTTACCCTCATCTGCAACAGCACCATCAGTATTAGGTATCCAGCCTTTGGTAGTTCCAGAATAAACTATATTTACACTTTCTCCATTAGTATCATAAATAGGATTTCTAGTACCACCTTGAAATTTTAAACCATTTACATTTAGTGTAATTGCATTAGTTCCCCAATTTCTTGCATAATCAGTAAAAATTAATTCATCTCCTACAGAGGCAGATCCTGGTAGTGTAATTGTACAAGCATTAGAACTTGTATCTATCCAATAACCTCTGTTTGCAACAGCTGTTAAAGTTGTAGCTGTAACAATACTAGATTGCCAATCTATTCCTGTTGCAATTGTTGTAGATCCACCTAATGATACAGCTGAACCATTTATAGTAATTGCAGAATTTGCTAAAACTGAATTTGGTACAGAACTTAATCTAGCATTATTAAGTGTCCCTGTTAATTGTGTAGCTACAATCGATTTATTTGTTAAAGTTTGTGTTCCATCAGTTGTTACAATATTTGCAGGTAAAGTAGTAGTAGCATTTGATGCATCTAACGTAGCTCCTGAAGGAACTGTAATAGTGTCACCAGACTCACCTAATTGAGTATTAGTTCCTGACTGTGGAATTATTTTATCTACTTCGATCTGACTCATAATATAAACAAATTACCTGTAATTGTTAAAGATCCTGTAACTGTAACAGGACCAGCTAAAACACCAGAATCCATTGTCTGTGTTTCACTAATTGTAGAACTATGTGTATTAACAAATGTTTGTGCATTCATCACAGGAGAAGGAGTTTCTTTTGCTGGCAATGTACAAAATACTTCTTTTGTTCCTGCAGAAAAATCTACCGCACTATCACTGTTGCTTGATGATAAAATCGTATTACGTGTAAGTGTAGATGAGCTACCATTTAGTGTACCTCTCCCTACCTCAAACTCACTGAGAGATCTATGTGCAATACAATAGAAAGTTTCATTACTATTTCCTATACCCGCACCAAAGGTTTCAAAACCGTCAACAGCACCAGCAAGAGTGACAGCTCCTGTACCAGTTGTTGTCGTTGTCTCCTTGACACGATCGTTTATGATCAAAGCCATAAGAGCCTCCTATGCTATTCTTATAATAGCGTTCGAAGTGTCAGCAGTTGGAAACTGTATAGTAAACGTTCCGTTTGAAGCAGTAAAGTCTCCACCAAACGCTAATACACAAACAGCATTAGTTGTGCCTGATCCTCCAGCAGTCGTAGTGTTGTAAATCAATGCTCCATTAGCTGTAAAACTAGCAGAAGTAAATTGTGCATCTTGGAAGTCCACAAATGCTGTAGATGATCCAGAGGAGCTTGTTACTCCGTTTCTAGTTAAGGTTGCACCTCCTGCAGTGTATGCAGTTCCAGATGTATTTGTTATTTCGTTTGATGTACTGTATGCGGTCGTAGATGCACCAAGATTTGCAGATGATGTGAACAGTGCAATCTTGAATGTGTGACCTCCACCTGACGCAAAATTATGCTTACCTTCCAACAATTCACCTTTGAAAGTGTTGCATATAGCTGATGATATTGCCATTTATATCTCCTTATGGTTGTTTCGAGTCAAGAGGAAATCTAATAACACCATCATAGTACTCATCTCGTCTCCGCCTGCCTTGTTGTTCAATTTGTAAGCTTTTTAAAGCTTGACCATAGCCTTGCTCATAGTAACTTAAAAGATTATCTGGACCTTTAAGAAACCTATATGCCTCCGCAAGAGAAGCATAAAGTAAAACTTTAGGTGCGTTAGTACTCACCCAAGTTGTCGTATTATTGGTCGACAATCCAGTTGGTTGCTTGTTCAAAGCTAATTCAATATTATATGCTGAATTTGGAGTAGGCGCAAGATATAACCTGTCCTGATCCCACATAGCGTAGTATCTTGGTTTTCCTGTGCTATCTCTATTGGGCCAATATTGATTCATAAAAGTAATATCTTTTTGTTCCAAATATTCTCTTGTTGGAGTTGCTCCCGATGTATAAATTTGAGCAGACTTAATAAAAGCTGCCTGACTTATATTTGCACCAGGTAAAGCAACAAAGGGGTTTCCTTGTGTTAGAGCTGCTACTTGATAAGATCTAAAAATATCTAAATCTACATCTCTAAAAATTCTATTTTCAGCGTGTTCTATAAAATCATTTACTATTACATCAGTTAAAACATCTGAAGTTGTTTCTGTATAATCTCTTATTTGTGTTACTAATTCTGAATATGTTGTCATGTTATAACCACCCCTACTTTGCCTACAAAAGAATTAATTTTAGTATCTCTGTTATCATCAACTGGCATCATTCCATTGGACTGAAAAATATTATTAGCTATTAAATTTATTCCAAGTAAAACTGTTGCCCCTATCACTTGAGGTTTTGCATACTGTAAAGATTGAGGATCTGCTGGATGATACTTTGGTTCTAGCTGTGGATGTTTTGATTCAAATTCACTTACATGTACCCATGAACCATTCCATTCTTGAACCATTTCATTATATGGAAAAGCAAGACCAGATCTATCTGATATTCTTTTTGCAAATCTTCCTGTAGCGTATTTAGGCATTACGAACCTGATGGATAATAAGATTGAGGAGTAAGATAAATACTTGTTCTTTCTCCGTCTTCGTCCGCTGCTCTTTTAAATTCATCTTCATATAAAAGTTTTAATGCTTGCATTCTTTCTGGTGCTTTCTTCATTGATATGTAATATGCCAATCCTGCATTTAAACATGGAAGAAATCGAAAAGGAATCTCAGCGTTGTTCGTATAATCGCCCGCATCAGACATCCGAACAAGAGCATAATATATTAGAGTGTACGCTTGGTCGGCTGCAGGATATAGATATAGTGTTGGGCTTATCGTACGTTCAAAATAGTATTGAGTTGGTCTTCCGCTGGTCGTTTTAACTGTGTAATTCCAATACTGAGCTCTACTTATAGAACTTGTTGAATAATCATTATTAGATGAATCTCTGATTATAACATCTGTAATACCAACAATCTGTTGGCTATCATCTGCATTGGCACCAAATAAATTAGTGCCGGTTAAATTTGTAGTGTTGGCAGCTAATACTTTTTCTTGTTTTTTAACTGTCCATAGGTTGATACCTCTGTTAGCCCATTCAGCTAACATTAAATTTAAAGAACGTCTGGCGGTCTTAATATCGTATCCACTACGAACTTGAAGACCGCAACGTTCAAATGCTTCTGATATTATCTCGTCTATAGATAAATCAAAATTTGCTGTTGAAGCGTAAGTTGGCATCTATCTTTTTGCCTTTTTCTTTTTACCCTTCATGGCTTTTTTCTTTTTACCTTTCATGACTTTGCCGCCACGTTTCATAGCTTGCTTT